GAACGAGCCGCCGACAGTGTGGGTGCTCGGCGGGTCAGGGTCGATCGACCATGTCGGTGTCGGCGTGTTCTCCGCCCAGTTCGAGTCGACCGCACCAGGCACGGTCACCGTCATGTGGGAAGGCGAACACCCGGATGTCACGAGCGTCGCCACGACACCGGTCCAGTCGAAGCCGACACGGTCCCCGGTGACCCCATGAGCTTTACGTCGATCACTGTTACCGGGACGTTCCTACGCGAGGACGGCACACCATCACAGGGCACCGTCACGGCGGCACTGTCGTGTGCGGTCCAGAACGGCGTCGACAGGGTCGAGCCAAACCCGGTCGCTGGGGTTCTCAACGCGGCGGGCGACCTGGTCGCGCTGTCGCTTCAGCCGTTCGTGCTGGTCGCCAACGACGACACGGGCACCCAGCCCGCCAACTCGTGCTACACGTTCGCGCTCCAAATCGACGGCGCGCCGCTCGACACGTTCGACGCGGTCGTCCCGTCAGCGTCACCCGGCCAAACGGTCGATATCACCGCCCTAGAGGTGCTGTCGTGACGCACGCCGACGCGTATCTCGCGCACCTCGCCGCGAAGCACCGCGACCAGGCGGTCGACATGCGCCGCGACGGCAAGAGCCTCGCGACGATCGCACGCAAGCTCAACCTCGACGTCGACACGGTCCGCAAGATCATCAAAAGCCGATGACCCACAGTGCTTGGTGGGCGTTTTGCGACGCGCTCGCGTGCTACCGCCTCGCGATCCTGGTCACGCGCGACACGATCACCGAGCCCGCACGGGAGTGGCTGCGCCGCCGCGCGCACCCCGACCCGCCGCCCGAGGACTTCCCCGGCCATGAGCGGATGCTCTTCGACTTCCAGCTGCACACCATCGCCCGCTGGCGGTGGCTGTTCGACCTTGTCTCATGCGTGTGGTGCGTGTCGATCTGGGCGGCAGCGGCCATCGTCGCGCTCACCAAGTTCACGCCCGGCGTGTGGCAGTACCCGGCGATGGGGCTTGCGCTCTCCGCTGCAGCCGGTTTTCTAACGGAACGCTCCTCGTGACGAGCCGCCCCCTTATCGACAGGAGCTGACCGTTGGCGACATCCACCCGGCGCCGCTGGTTTATGCGCGAGCCTCCGGGGCCGTCGCGCGCGTTTCCAGCCCCGGCGCGCATCCACCTTCCTGGCGAACTGACCGTCAGGCTGGCGTCTGGGCGCGCTTTGACCGCGGCAGCGACCCCGATCGACCTCAACGACCGCGCCCAAGCCAGGCGGATGCGCGTGATCCGCGAAGGCTGGCAGAACGAGGCGTGGGCGTACCGTCAAGCAGTCGCCGAAGTCCGCTTCGCGTTCAACTTTCTCGCCAACTGCGCGAAACGCATGCGGCTCTACCCCGCCGCGTACGACAACATGGGCGAATCCGATGACCCGGTGGCGTTGGCGAAAGCCGGCGCACCACAACCGGTCATCGACGCCGCGAACGCCGCGTTCGCCGCGTTGGGCAACGGGCCGCTCGCGTTGGGCGCGCACATGCACGCGATGTCGACGAACGTCAGCGTCGCCGGCGAAGCATGGCTGCTCGGCCAGGAGGACCCGGCGACCGGCCGGGAGGTGTGGACGGTCCGGTCGGTGTCGGAGATCGGCGTCCGCGACGACCGGTACTTCCTCCGCGAAGTCCCCGCAGACTCGCAAGGCGCGATCGGCTGGGTCGAACTCGACGCCGACACAACCGTGCTGGTCCGCATGTGGGTTGAGAACCCGCAGTTCCGTCAGCTCGCCGACAGCGCGATGCGCACATTGGGCGACACGTGCGAAGGGCTGCTGATCCTCCGCCGCGGCATCCGCGCATCCGGCCGGTCACGTCTCGCTGGCGCCGGCGTGCTCGCGATCCCCGAAGAGCTACAGCTCAAACGGATGAGCGACGACAACGAAGACCCCCAGTCCGACGACCTCGTCGGCGCGCTCGCCGAAGCGATGATGACGTCGATCGCCGAAGAAGGCGTCGCCTCAGCGGTCGTCCCGATCTTCCTCCAAGGCCCAGGCGAGTTTCTCGACAAGATCAAGCTGATCAACTTCGCGACCGGCTACGACAAGGAAGCGCTCTCCGCGCTCGACTACCTCGCCGGCGTGTTCGCCACAGGCGTCGACCTGCCGAAGATGGTCGTGACCGGCGCGATCGAGGAAGCGAACCACTGGACCGCCTGGTCGGTGTCGGCGGACACGTTCCGCCACTACGTCGAGCCGCACGTCCAAACGCTCGTGCACCTGTTGACGACCGGGTATCTGCGGCCTTCGCTGATCGCCGCCGGCGTCCCCCAAGAGTGGGTTGACCGGGTCCTGATGTGGTACGACCCCGTCGATTTGGTTGCGCCGCCGAACAAGGCGCAATCCGCGTTGGACCTGCACAACGCGTTCACGATCAGCGACCAGGCGTTGCGCGAAGCCAACGGCTACACCGAGAACGACAAGCCGTCCGCCGAAGAGCTCCAGACCCGCATGTTCCAGCACATCCGCACGTTCCCGTTGAACCTGCTGATGGAGTGGGCGAGAGAGCTGAACCCGTCGTTGATCGTCCCGCCGATGGCCGGCCCGCCCGCCGTACCCGGGATCAAACCGGGCGGCGTCGACGTCGCCACACCCGCGCTCCCGCCAGGCCAGGCCGCGCCGGCGACCGCGGACGCACCGCCCCCAGCGGCACCGGACGCGACACCCACGAACGCGCCGCCGACGGAGCCTGCGAAGCCGCCGGCGCCGCCGTCAGGGATCACCGCCTCCGCCGCCCGGCCGTCCGAACGTGACCAGCGCCTCTCACGCCAGTTGGCGAAGATCGACGCCGACCTCCGCGCCCGACTCCGTGTCGCCGCGAACACCGCGATGCTGCTAAGGCTGCAACGCGCCGGCGGCCGCGTGAAGAACGCCGCGCACGGCCGCGGACGCACCGTCGCCGGAAAGAACGACCACGCGCTGATCCAGATGGCACGCCACCCGAACATCAACGACGCCCTGGTCGCCGCCGCTGTCGGCCAACGCGACGTCGAAGCGATGGGCATGACCGCCGACCAGCTGCTCGGCAAAGAGTGGGCGACCCTGAAAGCGCAGTTTTACGAGTGGACCGAGCACGCGCAGCAGCAGGCGATCGCGACCGCCTCACGCCTCGCCGACATCGACGCCACAAACGACACCGCGGCAGCAGCCACAGCCACGATGACGTCGAATCGTGACGCGGCATGGGCTGTTCTCGCGGGCACGCTCACCAGCCTCTCACACGAGCTGCTGTACAACCCCGACCCCAACGTCGACGCCGCAGACCTCGCGACCGTCAACCTGAACAACCTGGTGCCGACGGGCGTGATCCGCGCCGCATTGGGCGTCGCCGGCGGCCAAGCCGTAGACGCCGCCGGCGCACCGGTCGGCGTGAGCACCGGCCAGATCGGGACCGGCGGCACGATCAGCGGCCTGCTCGAACAGTCCGGCGCGACGATGCACTCCTACCAATGGGAGCACGGGCCGTCAATCGACCCGTTCGAGCCTCATCTAGATCTCGACGGCGTGCAGTTCGCCAACTTCGACGACCCCGTGCTCGCGAACACCTCGGGCTTCCCCGACAACCAGTTCTACCTGCCGGGCGACCATATAAATTGCAGCTGCGATGTCACGCCGATGTGGATGGTCTGACGACGCCGGCGACGGCGAAGGAGATGCCTCATGAAAACCCGCGCTGAGCTGATCGCCGGCTACACCTACGGCGACGACACGCCGTACTGGATGCTGATCTCGCAGGCCGACCGTGATAAGGCCGCGGCGTCTGGCGCAGCTATGCCTGACGGTTCCTATCCGGTCAAGACGTGTGACGGCGAGAACTCGGTGTCCACGGCGATCGACGCTGTCGGGCGTGGTAGCGGGTCGCATAATGCGATCCGCAAACACATCATCACCAGGGCGAAGAGCCTGGGCTGTTCGAGCAAGATCCCTGACAACTGGAACGCCGACGGGTCGCTCAGCGACAGCGCCAACGCTGCTCCGACGGTGGCGCTCGCCGCTCTGCGTGACCAGGCGTCGTTTGCGCCGGCGGTCCAGGCCGCGATCGACCTCGCACTCGCGTCGCTGCGGTACTCCGCCTTCGCGCCGCCCCCGCCGCCGCCGGCTGAGCCGGCGAAGCCGCCTGCCGCGCCACCCGCGCAGGCGCCGCCGCTCGAGGGTGACGCGCTCGTCGACAAGGCCGTCGCGACGCTCAAGACAGCGGTCACCGACGCGATCGCGGCGCAGACGAAGGACCCGGACGCCAAGACCGACCCTGCGGACGCGAAGGTCATGGGCACGCTCGAGAACATCGCGAGCTTGGTTGAGCAGCTCGACGTCAACCAGGCGAAGGACGAAGCCGGCGCCGAGCCGCCCGCGGCGCCGGACGCGCCGCCCGCGGCGCCGGCTGACCAGTCGATGGCGTCGAAGATCCCGCCGCCCGCGCAGATCCCGCCGCCCGGCGACACCAACAAGGAGCCTGCGACGAAGCCCAACCCTGTCGACGCGGATGGCAACGTCGCGCCGGGCGCGATCTGCACCGTCCCCGAGTGCGGCCACGTCGCCGCGGTCCACACCAACACCGACACCGGCGACAACACCGGCGCATGCGCCACCCCAGGTTGCACGTGTCCCGGCATGGCGGTAGAGGCCGGCGACATCGAGCCTGACGTCGACCAGCCTCCCGGCGACGACGGCGAACCGGGGCCGGAGCAGCTTGCGGGCGGCATTCCGCTCCCGATGCCTGTCGACGGGCCGGCTCCAACGTCTGCGACGGAGGAGTCGAATCCGGCGCCGGCGATCCCGGGCGGCGACCTGGTCGGCCCGGCGTTCACGATCCCCGTCGGCGTCATCGAAGGCCAGCCCACAGGCGACGGCCGCCAGATCGCAGTCGGCTCGTTGACGTGGCGTACGCCGCCGATGCCGCTGATGTTCCAGAAGACGACGGCGCACGACCCGTCCGGCATGTCACCGAACGACCCGGCCGTCCTCGCCGGCCGTATCGACGAGCTGTCCCGTGTCGGCGGCGAGAACGGCACCGCGATCATCATGGCGAAAGGGTTCTTCCTCACCACGAAGGACGGTGTCGAAGCAGCGGAGATCGCCGAACAGATGGGCCGCGTCGGCATCTCAGCGGATATTGCGGCGCAGGCTGAGGAGGTGCAGATCACCGACACCGACGGCGAAGGCTGGCCCGTCGAGACCGAGTCGACGTTGACTGAGGGCGTGATCATGGGGTTCACGATGCTGCCGTTCCCCGCGTTCGCCGCCGCCTACATCATCTTGGGTGACGGCGAACCGCCGCCGGCGATCCCACAACAGGCCGGTGACGCGATCGCCGCGTCCGGGCAGCTGATCCACCTGATGAGCTTCGAGGAGTGCGAGGTCTGCGACCCAGACATCGAAGTGTTGGTCGCCTCAGCCGCGGGCCCTGAACGTCCGCCGGCCGCCTGGTTCTCAGACCCCGCATTCGAACCAGGCGACGGCAGGCTGATCGAGATCTACTCGCGGGACGGCCGCCGAGAAGGCAGGTATGCGTGTCCGGTTACGGTCACCGCCGCCGGCCAAATCTACGGGCATCTCGCACCGTTCGGCGTCTGCCACGAAGGGTTCCCCGGCAAGTGCATCCTCGCCCCCAGGTCCAAGGCGGGGTACGCGTTCTTCAAACGCGCCGGGTATATCACCAGCGCCGAAGGCGAACGGATCAACGTCGGCGTCCTCACCGCCGCAACAACCCACGCCGCACTCGAAGCGTCCGCGTCGGGTGCGATGAAACACTACGAGGACACCGGGTGGGCTGCCGCGGACGTGAACGTCGGCGAGGACGAGCACGGCATCTGGATTGCCGGCGCCGTCCGCCCCAACGCGACCGACGCGCAGATCCGTGCGCTCACCGCCGCCGCACCCTCTGGTGACTGGCGGCCCCACGGCGCCGGCCACGAGCTCGTCGCCGTCCTCTGTGTGAACCAGCCGGGTTTCCCGATCGTCCCCGCGCAGGCGTTGGTTGCGGGCGGCCGGGTCGGCGCGATCGTCGCGGTCGGCACGTCCGTGATGCACGCGCTGGCGCACCCCGCGCAACCCGAAACGGTCACTGGCGACATGGCGTTGCGGATCGCCTTGGCGCCGCTCCT